TTATTGTTCTGTGAAACGCCACCGAATAATTAGCTCAGTCGCACTGACTTCTACCTTTTCGATGAGAGCACGCACTAACGCTTTTTTTTGGTCATAAGTCCCGTTCTCTAAAATTTCGGGGATTGATGAGAAAACGTTTTTGAAGTTTTCGGTGCCTTGCTCATCACCCTTTTCTTCCTCTTTTGCAATTTTTTTGAGAAGTGAATTATGTTGACGGTCAACAACCTCAATTCGTTCTGAAAATTCACTGGCGGTAATTGCATCTAATTGATACATGTCGAGCAGGCGTGAACGTTGCGCATCCAAGTTAGTTAATTCTAGCTTGTACGTTTCAACACGACGATCTATTTTTTTTACCGCACTTGGAACCGTACCAATTAAGCCAGCGATTTCAAATAGTACAAGAGCCTCATATTCCTCGATTTTATGCGGGCGGATTTGCTTATCCAATTCACGAAGTTCAGATGTGTAATTTCTCGTATATGAAGATGCACCTTGTGGACGTGGACGTACATAGTATTTGTCGCGTTCAGTCGCGTTTTTACGTAATGCTCGTTGGTCTAACGTTAATGGTGCTTTGGAGTATGCGGAAATTAGCAACCCACTAAGCATATATTTTGCTTGAAAAGGGCGCGAGTTCCCAGACGCTTCATATGCTCTTTTTTGCCGAACTAAAATGCTTTTTTGAACATTATCATATTGCTCTTTTGAAATTAATGCTTCATGGCGACCTTCGTATATTACACCTTTCCATTTTATTAAACCGGCGTAAATGGGGCGTATGATAACTTGCCGTAGCGTGGTGAATGACCAATCGCGCGATTTGCCAATGTGGCCAGCTTCGTTTAATTCATCGCGCAACTTGGTGAGTGAAATACCGGCTTCGTAACGATTGAAGATGTCACGTACAACGGTAGCTTCTAATTCATTAACGATTAGTTCACCATCAATGTAATCGTAGCCGAAAGGCGTGCGACTACCACCACCCCAGTAGCCGGCTTGAGCGCGTGCTGCGCGTCCTGTTTGCATTCGCAAAGTGATATTTGAAAGTTCATATTGAGCAAATGAAGCCATGATCCCGATCATCATTTGGCCGGCTGCAGATTCAGTATCAAGTTTTTCCGTGAATGAAATCAATGGAATGTTTAAGCGTGAAATATACTTGTCAATGAATGACAGCGTATCGAGCTGTGAACGGCTCAAACGGTCTAACTTGTAAATTAGTACCCGAGCGATTTCTCCGTGCTCCATATCGGCGATTAAGCGCTGAATTGCAGGGCGATTGAACGATGAACCAGAGTGCGCAGCATCGTTGTAAATTTCGATATTTTTCCAGTCATTCATTTCCGCGTACATCGTTAATTTCTCGATTTGGGTATCAATCGAAGTCCCATCTTCCGCTTGGCTTTCGGTTGAAACGCGTACATATATAGCGGTTTTCATTTCAGATTCCTCTTTTATCATAAAGTTCTTTTCTTGCGTGCAATGTATTCAAATCAATTTCTAAATCATTGGCTGCCTCCCAATCATTGTCATAATAGCTCGTTAAAGTGCGTCTGAACGTGTTGAACGGTATTGCTATCTCTAATCCGAAATCACGCGCAGTACGTTCCTCCTTCCATTCTTGCGGGGTAAGTTGCCTCGTGATGTCATGGCAAGAAGTTGTTTCGCCGTGTCCGATTTCTTCGGCGATAATTGTCCAAATAGTATTAAACGGCACGTTCGGATTCCAGTATACTTTATCGTTAACGTTTAATGCGGGTAAACCGATTGGCATGCTTGAATCTGCTATGAATTTGTAATCAGGCCAATTAGATTCTAACTGTTCAATTTTATTCACATTTCTTCACATCCTTTTCGAATTGTGTTCTTTATGTACGAAACTTTGTTCTTTTACGTTTTTTATAAAAGGGGTCGGAAATGACCCCTTGAAATTAAACGATATTAAATTGCTTAGGCTTCGTGAGCCAGCCGGTGCCTTTATATTCGATGGTAACTTGCGAACGGTTGGTGCTTGCTGGAACTTCGTAAACAACCGTGCCATCTAAAGACAGGTTTGGATTTATGCCGTAAAGAATAAAGAAATCGTCGCTTAAAATTGTTTCGGGAGCATATTCTTTATTGCCAATTTTTGCTACAAAATCGCTGTTAGGGATAGTTTGCGTGGTATCGCCGGCATTAAATAAATTGAATTTTAATACAAGATATTTAACGCCTGTTTTAGGATGTAAATCTAATGTTCCTGATTCGCCCACTTTAACGGAATCTTCAAGTGATGAACTAGTGATTTTCAATTTCATATCACCAAGTTTCGCAGTTTTACCAAATTTAATACCACCGTCTTTTGTTGCGGTAGTTTTCTTCTTTGGCGCTACCTTCTTTTTTTCCGGTTGATCTAAATCTTCTGCTTTCGCAGATTTTGTTGTTTGTTCTGATTTTGGGGACGCTTCTTTATTTGAAGAAGTATCAGAGCTGCCATTAGCAAAATTGCCGATTAAACCAAGACCGACAATTCCAGCAATGCCGTAACCTATAACTTTTTTCTTTGAAACACTCATATTTCTGTCCTCTTTCTATTAATATACATTAATTGTATCTAATAGTTTTAAAAAGAAATAATCATAAGTGTTGGTTTCTAAAAGTTTCAATGTTTTGACATAAAACATTCATGATTTTGCGACGGATTTTTTATTTAGGCATAAAACGACCATTTTTGTCTCGCTTACGAAACTCGATATAATGTGCAACATCTTCGATTTGGTTAAAGTCCATATCATCGGTGATGAGCGCAGCAATACGAAGTTGCGTTCTAGATAGCGCGCCAGTTATTTTTGGGTCGGCAACTCTAGGAATATGGCCTGAAAGCATTAATGCTCTATCAACATCCAGATTTAAAGCTTCTGCAAATTTTATAACCATTTCTTTTCGAGGCGCATAGTCAGAAGCGCCTCGTTCTAGTTTTGAAATACCGCTTGCAGAATATCCAATCTGTGCGGAAAGTTGAGCCATTGTCATTTTTTTATACGTACGTGCATTTTTTAACCAATATCCGAATTCGGCAGAGTAAAAGTAACCAACCATTTCAATTTCCTTTCTATTTGTACATATTTTTTTCTGAATGACGACGAATTTAATCTTGTTTGCGCGATTCGATATAACGTTCGATTTCTTCAAGTTTTTCAGGCGTCAAATTAGCATCGATGTGTGCTGCAATACGAAGTTGCGCAGGGGATAGGTTTTTGGCTACATCGTTTAAATCTTTCATTTCATCTGCGCCTCCAATTTTTTTAGCTTGATTGTTATCTGTCATTTTAAATTCTCCTTCTAAGTAAGTTGTGGGTTCGTTATCACCCTTGCGATTTGCGAAATTCAATATAGCGTGTGATGTCCTCGAGTTGAGCAGGTGTCACGTCATCGTTGATGTGTGCTGCAACACGAAGTTGCGCAGGTGATAACGTTTTTGCCGTATCGTTCAAATCTTTTATTTCATCTGAACCTAATCGACCTGCGATTGCTAACGCTTCATCAACGTTTTGTTTTAAAGCTTCCGCAAGCTTGATAATTGTATCTTTTTTGGGCACAGAACTGGCCAATCCTTTCTCTAAGCGTGAAATGTTACCTTTAGAGTAGCCAGTCTGCAATTCAAGCTGACCTAATGTCATGCCCTGCGAACTACGCGCGCTTTTTATCCAAACACCAAATTTTTTAGCTTGATCGTTATCTGCCATGCCGAATCCTCCTTTCGATTAATTGATAATATTAGTATATATGTAATTGGTGGTATTTGTACAATAAAGTTGTAAAAAATAGTATATTTTCGTTGTAATAATTAGCACTTTGTTGTATTATATAAGTGTAGAGAAGGAGTAAGAAATACCAAAAAGGCCGGTTAATATCACGGCAGCAATATTCTAAGGAGGTGAACCTAATGACTAAACAGCAAAGACTTCATACAATTATCGTAGCAAAGGGAGGCATCGCAAGGAGGCGACCGAACACATAGCTCTAACGCCCTTCGGGGCATACATAAATTAGCCTTGCGAAATGGCGCTAAACTTTCAGCAACAAAATTAGGAGGATAGGATAATGGACACAACAGGATATGGAATTCGTTCGCTGAATCATACGATTGATTTGGTTAAGATCGATTTAGAAAGTGCATACTACAACAGAGCTTGGGCAGTTGAAGATTTAACGCGCTATGGTGACAATGTAGACAGAGTGTCAATCGAACGTCTCGACAAAGCAAGGATAGACATTGCTAAGCTTGAAAGAGTGCTTCATGATCTTGAATCAGCTAAAGAATTGCTTAATAAGTATATGTCTGAGCAGGTGACGGCATGAAGGCAGCGATTGTAAATGGCGAAAGCGTCAGTTCATTAACTGGCGTTCTTGAAGTAATTGAGTTAAGGCTTGAAGCTGGTGAAGATGTAAACGAGATTCTTGATGAAGAACGCATTCATTTTGGATTGCGAGACAATGAAGTCAAGTTGATTAGTCGCATGTTCTAAATTATTTTAAATATGTAGTTGCAAAGTGTTTCAAAAGGTTGTAAAAAATAGTACAATGTACTAAAGAAGAAGCGGAGGTGTTTCATGGCTTATAAACTAGTAATGAAAAATCGAGATTTAGTGTTAAGGCAAATGCCGTTACACGGTTACAACAGTGTAGATTTTGCCGAAAAGTATCTCGGAATAAATAGAGCGCATTGGACTAATATCCAAACTGGGAAAATTCATCCCAGGCCAGCGCTTGCGAAAAAAATTGCAAGCGGATTGGATTTAGAAATTAAAGATATTTTTGATTTGGTTCAATAGTTGTAAAAATTAGTATTTTATTCTAAAGTTTCAAGGAGGTGGCGATATGCCAAATGTAATTCAGTTTCAAAAAAACAGTTTGAATTTAAAAGTTCGACACATCATGTCGGATGGGCACGAACGCAAAAGTGTGAAAGGTCTTGTGATTCCAAAAGAAGCGACTGATTTCTATAACTTCTTTGAAAGTTTGCAACACGAAAATCAGGAGGCAAGCTAATGATTGAAATCGTAATTTGGAGCGTGGTGTTAGGTATCTCATTAGCATTCACGACGACCATGTTTTATATGGCAAGCAAAACAAAAAACTCACTCGAAAATGAGTGAGCTAGTAAAACTAAACTGCTTGAATGAACTTCAAGCCACAATGTGATTCGCTGATACTGTAATTTTCCCAGTTCTTGGACGGAGTAGAGAAAATAACGGTATCACCATCATCACTGACGGTGAAACTCGTAACGTTTCGAGCGAAAAACAATTCACCCTCAGCGTTGCTGAACTTCAAAGTAACCAAATACATCACCACCTTTCAGTCAGTGACGTATTTAGATTATACAACGAGAGGAGGTGAGGAAATTGATTTGGCAACCGCTAATTGAAGCCGGCATGTTCATGTTCACGCTGGCGTTAGTAATTTCAACTGCGTATCTGATTCGCTGGGCTATCTGGCTGTTGAAAGATACCAGAAGGCACAAGCAACGTGTGCAAGCGATGGAAGATTCAAATGCTTTCTTCGGCACAGAAAAAGGCTCTAACCCACCAGTTTGACGACAAGGGTTAGAACCTGAATTGATTAAGCTACGAAAGCTTTATTTACATGTATTTTAACACATTTTAGGAGGCGTGCAAATGCTAGAAAACGGAATGGTACTTGGGCACCCCATTTCAACCGGAATCGCTACGATGGTCATGCCTGAACGTCCCTCAATCAACATTTGGGGAAACGACAGGGTAGCGTATCGCGATGAAATTGATTTAAGCGAGTTCGTCGTAGATACCGAAGAAACGGGGCAATTGATTGAACGTGATGATTTAACAGCGTATTTAGCCGATTTAGTAAGGTTTGACGTAGTTAAGCCAGAAGAAGTAGTGAATATGCCAGATTGGATTAAAAGCGCTGAGACGGCAAAAGAAACGTTAATTTGGAGGTAGTCGAAAGATGAAAGAATTAGCTCAAATTCAACAAAATGTAAAAGTTCCAAAAGCTCAAAATAATACTTTCGGAAAGTATAAGTATCGTAATGCGGAAGATATTTTAAGAGCCGTAAAGCCAGCATTGGCAGAAGCAAAAGCAGTAATTAATTTAAGCGATGATGTGGTGTTGATTGGTGAGCGTTATTACATCAAAGCAACCGCAACAATTACCAATTCAGAAGGTGAAACGGCAAGTTCGACAGCATTTGCTCGTGAGCCTTTGGCTAAAAAAGGTATGGATGAATCGCAAATTACTGGTAGCGCGTCATCATACGCTCGCAAATATGCGCTAAGCGGGTTGCTAGGTATTGATGATACGGACGATCCAGATTCGATGGATAACCGGCAAAATAACGCGGTGAATAAGGTTGATCCGCTGGCGCAAGCGTTAATGGACAATAAGCAGCGTTACACCAAGATTAGCCAAATTACCGGAATGGGTATCAACGATGTTGGTAAGCAAGCGATGCTGGACTATGAGCAGGAAACAGGTAAGAAGTTCAACAAGCATGCGCTAGGCGATGTGAAAACGATGGGCTTGTTGCTTGATAAAAAGATTCGGGCTAGGCAACAAGAATCTAATCCAGTGCCAATAGCATAAGGAGGCATCATGAAAATTGAACAACCAAATTATTATGCTGTCATTCCGGCAAACATTCGGTATGACAATCGCTTAAAAGCCAATGAAAAATTGTTGTATGCGGAGATTTCCGCGCTTGTTGGTAAACAAGGTTTTGCGTGGCCAAGCAACACGTATTTATCCGAATTGTATGGCGTTTCGACTCGGAGTGTTACTAGCTGGCTTGGACATCTCGAAAAACTGGGATATATCAAAATTAAATTGATATACAAAAGTGGCACTAAAGAGGTTGAACGGCGATTGATTTATTTAGCCGAAACCGTTCAAGAACCCTATGGAAATTCTTTTCAGGGGGTGGTGAAGAAATCTTCGGGGGGTGGTGAAGAAATCTTCCAAACCCCCCCTGAAGAAATCTTCCAGGAGAACAATCTTATTAAAAGCAATACTCCTAATTACCAAGAAGAACCATTGTCAGGCAAGCCCGACGCCCCCTCCCAACAATCAGCGACGAAGCCAGAGGTTTTAGAGATTGTGAATTATTTGAACGAGGTCGTTGGCGCTAACTACAAGGCTAACAGCAAGGCAACAACTAAGCATATTAACGCTAGGATTGCAGAAGGCTTTACAGTCGATGATTTTAAACGAGTGATTGATGTGAAGTATGCAAGCTGGGGACATGATTCTAAGATGGCCAATTACTTGCGACCGGTAACGTTATTCGGAACCAAGTTTGAGGCTTATCTAAACGAGCAGATGCCGAAGAAGCGAGAGGAGCTGGATTGGCTATGAATAAATTCAGTAATGCGTTAGTCGATACGGTAAAGCATATTGCTAGCACTTCTAATTTCTCAAAGCCGGCTCTGCCGAACATGACACCGGAAGAATTGAGCGTATGGCGTGCCGAACGTGATTCGATGGCAACTCAATTAGGCGAAGAAAGTCTAAGAGCTAAGAAAGCTAAAGCGTATCAACGCGATTCGCTCTATCCGGCTAATATCCCGCTTACGTTTAAATTTGCCGATTGGAAGCCGTCTAAGCAAGTTAACGAGGATAGTGCTAAAGCACTAGGCAATCAAGCGTGGACGCTTGCACACGAGCTGTTAGGTACCAATTACAACGTTGTATTGATGGGGACGGCAGGCGTCGGTAAAACATCGCTAGGATTAGCAATGCTGGATGTAATCGGCAAGAAGAAATCAACGATGTTCGTTAACACGGCAGACCTCAAACGATTATTGCAAGCCTCATGGCGTGATAGCTCGGCAGCTGCCAAGTTAGACAACGTAGAACGGTCAATGCAAGAAGTAGATGTGCTATTGCTTGATGATTTAGGCACGGAGGTTGATATGTCAGAAAGCGCTGATTTAGGCGATTTAAAGCAAGGTTCTCAAACGTGGCAGGAATTGATATATCGGATATTCACGCCACGCACGATTCAACCGAATCAAGACGAAATGCAAAAAACGACGATCATCACGACGAATAACAAATATGCCGAATTACAGAAAATGTATAACGACAAGCTTGTTAGCCGTCTGATACCGAAAAGAGATTCGGGGCACATGTTGGTATTCTCGGAAATGGAAGATTTACGGAAGGTTTGAGTATGTGGAAAATTAAAAAAGATATTGGTGATTCATGGGAAATCGTAGAAGGCATTTCATTTCGTGATGCCGAACAAGCAGGTGCGACGGCGATTGATTGGACATTGAATCAAGGCGTCACATATCTGATTGCGAAAGTTTAGGAGGACGAACGTATGAATGAATTAACGACGATTCCAACGTTCAACGTTGAGTTCACTCAATCAAACATTGCTATCGAAAACGAAGAACAATTCGGCGACAGGGTTAACGCATACGCCGATAAGTATCGCGATTTGGTGGTAACGGCTGAAAGTAAGGATTCCGACAAGAAGTTAAAGCAAGAAATTAATAAAGTCGCTAAAAGCATTGATGACCAGCGCAAGGCGATTAAAACCGAATACAACAAGCCGTTAGCAGAGTTTGAAGCTAAGGTGAACGGCTGGAGCAAAGCCTTGAAGGATGTCGCTAAGGACATCGATAATGGCGTGAAAGTGTTTGAGGAGCTTGAAAAAGAGCAGCGCTTGGAAAGCGTGAAAGCGTTGATTACCGAAATGGCACCTGAGTATCACGTTGAAGCCGATGAAATCGAAATCCAGCCTTCATGGACGAATAAATCAACGACGAAAAAAGCGATTCTAGATGGTATTGCGGGCGAGATGATTCATCTCAAACTTGAACAAGAAACTAGGCTTGCGAACATCGAGGTAGTAACCAAGTACGCGAAGCGGATGGGCGAAGAACCCGAAGCGTGGATTGGCTTGGTAGATACATTTGATACAGTCCTAATCATGCAACGAATTGACGATGCTGTTACGGCAAAGGAAAAGCGTATTGAAGCCGAAAAGGCTCGTGAGATAGCGGATATTGAGGCAAAAAAGGCTGCGTTAGTTGAAACGGATAACGGCATGAAAGTTGATGTTGATACCGGCGAAGTAATCGAGGAACAGCAACAAGTAACGTTCACGCTTCAAGGTAACAAGGAACAACTCGATGCAGTTGCTCGGGCGATTATTAAAGCTGGCGCAACAGTATTAATGAGTTCCGACCGAAAAACAGTGCTAGTAAACAAGGCGGGCTGATGTGATGAAAGAATCATTTACGAAATTCATTGATGGTTTTGTTGGCAAAAAGGTGCTTGTTACACCGCCGGATTTTGAGCCGATTTACGCAAAGGTTGATTCAGCCGGCAACAACGAAATGTTGCGCATGGTGAATGTGATAACGGCAGATGGCAAGAAGGTGAAAGTTAGCGTCGATTGGATCCGTAATCCAAAAACGTGGGCGCCAATAATCTGACAGGAGGCAAATCATGCAGGGCTATTCAGCAAAATTAGACAAGTTTAATTCAAAGCAAGTGTTGCTAAACGGCTTTGATAGCGCTGAATTCGCACATGATTTAGCGCTGTGGAATGTCAGGCACAACGAAGTAATGCTTCTCGTAGATGATAGGCGAGGGCATACACCAGAACAGCATCGCAAAATATTCGCTATTGTTGGCGACTTCGCAAAATGGAGCGGTGAGGATTTGGAAACCGAAAGGTTCTTCCTGACAATTGATTTCTTACAAGAATCAGGCATTGAGCCGTTTTCGCTAAGTTACAAGAGCGAGGAGCAAGCTAGCGTGACAGTTGCAAAGCAATTCATCAATTGGTTGCTAGATAGAGCTATCGCTTGGAATGTACCACTTCACGAACGGCCTAGCGAGCTAACAGACGATATTTATTCAGCGATGCTGATGGGCTTGAAGCACAGGTCATGTGTGATATGCGGTGAACATGCTGATATACATCACGTTGACGTTGTTGGTTTGACCGGTCGAGATAACACCGACCACAGAAGGAATCGGCTTATGGCGTTGTGCAGAACGCACCATAGCGAGATTGAACAAATAGGCTTTGAGAAATTCGATTCATTACACCACGTCGAAGGAATCAAGCTGCAAGAAGATTTATTGATTGCAACTGGAGTTATGACGCGAACGCAGATGAACGAGTTTGACGCTAAGTATTATCGAGAATCGTTAAGAAAAAATATTGGTGATTGATGGAGCCAACACGAAAAGAAAGAGGAAACTAACATGACTAAAAATAAACAAAGCACGTTCAAATTTAAGATTCAACAAGATGAAAACGAATATTTCGGTGATCCGAAAATTACGACGAATATGGATATTCCGGCTCAAATTTTTGCGGTTGCAAAGATGCCATTGGATTTGATGCAAAAATTTGATGAAGAAAAAATGTCGAGCGACGAAATCGATAAAGCGCTCAAATTGATGATTGAAGCGTTGGAAGAAACAACTATTCTCGGTTTAAAAGCATTACGGGCAGCGAATTCAGGTGATGGCGCAGCTATGGCTGAAATGTTATTCAGTATTTTTGACGCCGGTTTAACGGGTGATGAGGGTGAGGTAACAAGAGACATGGTGAAAGATGGAGCAGTTATCCACATGTCTGATTTAAGCGAAGAACAGCAAGAAGGAATTTTGGGAAAGTTGTTTGGGGGTAAGACGAATGATTAATCGAGTAGTCCTTACGGGACGCTTAACGAAAGATGTTGAGCTCCGTTACACCCAAAGCGGTACAGCAGTAGGTTCGTTTAACTTAGCAGTTAATCGCCAATTTACTAACAACGATGGTGAGCGTGAAGCTGATTTCATTAGCGCTGTTATCTGGCGCAAGTCAGCTGAAAACCTCGCTAACTTTACCCACAAGGGTTCATTGATTGGGATTGAAGGTCGGCTCCAAACGCGGAACTATGAAAACCAACAAGGCACCCGCGTTTATGTAACCGAAGTCGTAGTTGAAAACTTCTCGCTATTAGAATCACGTTCTGATTCAGATGGGCGCAAGAATGATTCCGGTAATCAAAGCAACGGTAATTCATTTGGTAACAACGCGCGACCTAAGGATCCATTCGCTCCTAATGGTCAAGAAATTGATATTACCGATGATGACCTCCCTTTTGATTTTGGGGGCTGATTAATGATTAAAGAAATTTGGAAATCAGTCCCCGATTTTGAAGGGTTATACGAAGTAAGTAATTTAGGACGAATAAAAAGTCCGGAAGGCAAAATAACCGAATCAAGATTTCATGGTGAAAGGCGCTGGAAAGAGCGCATTATCAAGCAAAAGACTGATAAAAAAGGTTATAAACGGGTTTCTCTTTACAAAGATAAAACCCAGCACACCTTTTTAGTGCATAGGATAGTGGCCAAAACATTCTTAGGAACATCACCAAAAGGGAAAGAAATTATCAACCATATTGATGGCAACCCTAGCAACAATGTAGTTGATAATTTGGAATGGATTGATTATGTAGGGAATCTGCGTCATGCGTTTGAGAATGGCTTAAACAAATCCGAAAAACAAATAGTATTGGTAAATGTACAAACAAACATCGCAACCGTATTTCGGAATATGCGACTCGCTAGTGAATTTTTGGGTAAAAATCATGGATATATTTCGGCAGCTTTGAATAGGAAGCAGGCAGAAATTGAAGGATATATGGTGTTTGTAAAGCCATTCTAATGAGGAATACAGATGGTTGCAGAATATGAACATGCCGTTTATTACGGTGAAAAATTCCAATTCATCGACACATTGATAAATGTATCTTCACGATTAGGGCAAAAGTTGAAAACTACAAAATGGTTCGCTAGCTCGAGCGGAAACAGACGAGCGCTTGAACGTGGCGGTAAGAGCCTGTTGATTATGAAAATTGAAGATAAAAACAGTGACGTAGCCACTAAGCTACCGAACGGGGTTAGAAGCCCGCTAGGAGGAAAAATGAAACCAGCAAAGAAACCTGTAAAAATTTACGAAATGTATCATGGCATGGATTTACTTGGATCCGGCACGTTGAAAGAACTGGGAGCAAGTCAAAATATCCCGATGTCTAAAATTTACGGTATGCCAAAAGTTGAAACCCCAAGCGACCGCGAACGAAATTATTTAATTGAAGTCGGTCAGCGGATAGCTTCAAAGCCCCAAGTGATTGAAGTAGACCAACACACGGAAGAACAGCTTAACAAGTTCCGTAAGCGGTATATTTTGCGATACGAGTATTACGATGATGACCGAAAATTGGTCAGGCGCTATCTATTCAACGCGTATGGCAAAAATGTTTTCAAGTTCATCAAAAACAAAGAAAACGCTGCGGTGTTCTACGATGCGCGAAACGCACAAGCGGTAGCAGACCGATTGAAAACTAGCACGATGAAATTGAAGGTTGAGGTTCTGTAATGTGGCAAATCGTGAATGTGCATCGGTTAAAATACCGTTTGCAAACAATTAGAGCTATTTTTAATAACGAGCAGATGGTGTTATTTACCGAAAAAAAAGAACAACCGGATTACGTTTTTGATTTTAGGGTCGCGCATACAGCAATGCATGCTCTTTCTGAATATGGATTGAGCTATGAAGAAGCCGTTCGTCAGTTTAACGAGCTGGAGAGTGAAAATGACGACTAAAACGGAGAAAGTGCTATTAAGCAAAGTTAAGTCGCAAGCGGAGTATATCGAAGTTTTAAAAGAGCAAATTCGTGGATTGCAGACTGGCGGTAAAATTATTTACAAAAAAGACACTGCAAAAATCAATATTGCGAATAAACGGATTGATGAGTTAAGCCACAAGATTGAATTGCTTGAAGCAATCATCGCAAATGGTGAGAAGCAAAATGCAAAGCTGCTTGAGAAGATTGCAGAAATGGAGAGTGAAAATGACAATGAGTAAACGTTTAGGCCGTCTTCATAAGATTATCAACGAGCCTGAAATAGGCGATAAATTTTATGTGGCCGATTCATGGGGAACGCCATATACGCCAATTGGAGCCATTATTACAATTACCAAAAAGGTATATGATTCATACGAACCTCGTGTGAGATATGATACCGAATATTTTTGGGAAACTGACACAGGCGAAACTGGTTCGTTTTTGGAAGCTTTTGACATGATTCGATATGGAGTACTTGACCCAATAAAACCTGACGGTTCACGGTTTCATGCTCCAGATGTTAAGTGATGTTGATTTTTGAAGGATATGGAAAATGGTAAACAAGGTTAAAGAACTTAGAAAAGAAAAAGGCTTAACCCTTAAAGAGTTAAGCGATGGGATAAATATGCCGGTTCCCACGTTAAGTAAATATGAGAACGGAGATCGTGAGCCGAAACTTGAAACGTGGCAGGAATTGGCAGATTACTTCGAAGTTTCAGTTAGTTACATTATGGGTATTTCAGATGAATCGGTGCCACAAACTGAACGTGCGGAGCAGGATGACAAGACGAGTGATACATTAGCGTCGCTCGTTTCAATGGCTAAGGAAACGAACGCTGACGTTGAGATGAGCTTTGAAATTCCAGCGGGCTTCAAGGTAACTATTAATGTCATGAAAGTGGAGGATATGGAAAATGGCAAAGAAAACAATTGAATTAACAGCAGAAGGTACGATCAAAGGCGACACATATTATTCAGATGGAACTCGTTTTGACGGAGAGTTTAGTATTGGTAAAAAACAGATTGAATTACTACGCTTAGACAAACTAGCAACAATCACGCTTGAAGTTGAACAAGATTTGGTTGAAGTGCCAACGTGGTTTGACGACTGGTATAAAAAAGTAGCGGAGCTTGCCGAGTCACCATCAATTAATGGTGAGCACCATAAAACTATTGCGCTATACCTCTTAAACCGTACAGGTTTTGATGGGGCATTGACTGCTGACAGATTCAATCCCGCCCATTATCTTGTAAATGGAGAACGGTACATTCCAGACGGCGAGGAAACAATCTTATTCACCAAAGCAATTCTGGATGGTTACAAGATTAAAGAAGAACCTAAATACCTAATTAAGATTTCAACGGATAGCGAAGGTGACGCTTGGTATTTGGGGAAGGATGGTCAAGTGGAATTTGAGAATGAGGAATATCCTACTGCGGATCCGTCATTCCATTTCACACAATCAGAAATTAAGCCCGAGTACGAACCATTCAAAGTGGAGGTGAAGAAAAATGGCAAAGATTAAAGTAACAGCGAAACAATTGGCGACAGCAGTGATTACTAAAGATAGTAATTTGAAGGGTAAATCTTTAGCTGGTTCGAAATACAGTTTCGGATATTGGCTCAAGCCTCTTGGTGCAGATGCTGAAATCGAATTAGATATTCCAGATGAGCAATTACCAAAGACTGAGCGAGTTGAGTTTGATGAAGAAAAACTATTTGATTTATGGGAAACTTACGATAATACGTTTTGGAAAGAAAAAGAAGACGGTAGTGCGTTTAAACCAATAGTTGATTACGTCAAGTCACTAACGCAGGTTGACCAATCGACGGCTATTGGGTTTGATTTAAACAATCAAATTACTGAACTGGTTGACCAATTATCAGAAATGACAGTTGCTCGCGACAAAGCAGTCAAAGACCTGTCCGACGCTCGTTCACAATTTGAAGAAAGTCATTTGAAAAGTATTATTGAACAACTTCAAACAGCTAATAAGCAGCATAAGGCTGACAAGAAGGCGCTTAAAGCTGAAATCGAAGCACGCGAGGTTCGTGAAACTGAATTGGTACATGAGCTTGAGGAGTGGAAATCTAAATATTCTACGGCAAGCCTACGGGCAGGAGAGCTTAATGCGTCTTTGGGAAAAGAATTGGCAGAACTCAAAACTAAGTATGCGCCAGTAAAGCTACCAAAAGTCGCGTTTGAATGGTTTGAAACATTGGATACAGATGAATTTGGTCATTTAAGAGCCGTCGGTTTTGCAAATGCTTTGATTGGAACGCTGCCAAAAATGGATTATCCAGATGGATTTATTGAATGGATTAAGGGAAGTGGTGAGTATGAGCAAAGTCTTAATCAGCTGCTGATGCTTCACGCAATCGGTCGTGGTTACACACTCAAGAAAGAGAAGAAGTATCACGTGGTGTTTACTGATAATGACGGATACAGTGAAGTATTGGCTGGTACAGTATACGGCGTAACGTATATCGAGAAGATCAATAAAGCAGGCGATTATAAAAGTGATGCAATTGAATTTACTGAATCCGAAATAAATTCAATTAATCCAAAGTACATGGCATTCGCTGTGGAGGTGGAAGAATGATATATAAAGTTATGAATAAAGATAGCAAACATTTAGGGTTTGCAGAATTGTTTTATGATTCCTATGAAATGATTTCACAATACCAATTAACTGAGAGCGTTGGAAATAATAGTTGGCATTTTAAGGATGGCCAACGTGTTTACCGAGGCGACTGGATCATCACTTATATTACCGGTCTTAACGGCGTAAAAGTTGCAAACTCTTATGAATTTAGTGAATATTGGCAACCCCTAAATAGTGAGTATTGGCAACCTCTAAAAAACCCGTACCCTAACCCCGAACCAAAAACACCGCTATATCGTATCTATGCGCCAGACGGAGTCATAGAAACTCATAGCTTAGACATTGAGGTGAATGGTAAGTTTGATCGGTACACAACGACCGATGGTAACGATGTGCTGCTACGTCGTGGTACCATCACCCGAATTGACGAGGTGCAAGAGTAATGGATTTAAACAAACGTAAAACAGTGATGATTATTGAAAGTGTACTCGAACCGGATGAGTTAATGGAAGTGCTCAACGATGGAATGGCGAACGTGAATTGGTCAGATTACACGAATGAAGGCATCGCGGTTGAAACCAGCACCTTAAACGAAGAAGGTGCACGCAACGTCGATACACTGATTTTTGAACGGTAACGGAAAGCGAGGCAGGAAAATGAATAAAAGTGAAGTTGGAAAGTACGCAAAATTGTTAGTAAGTGTTCTCTTTGAATGGAACTCAAATCAGAATGATTTATATGATTTCGTCGATAATTATTCAGATGGAGAGCTTGATGATGATTAAAAAAGTAGGGGTAATTGGGCATCCAGATGGCGCAGATTGGATTGTTGGACGCGATAACGTTGCGCGAATCAAAAAGGTAACTAACAGCCCTTACTTCTGGTCAATCGAAGTTTACTTTGAAACTGGCGAAAAGTTAACGATTCCATATAATTCAGCTATTTTTTTGGAGGTAAATGATGAGCGATAACGGTTTAGGAGCTGTGTTCATCATTTGCGGAACTGCAATCATTATCACGATGATTGTTGCGGTGATTAAAGGTTTAGGCGATTAGATGACAACGTTAGAGCAAATCCAGAGAAGTATCCTCGCTGGTGCCAAGCGAACCATGCAAGCGAAGTCAGCGTTTAGACATGATCTATATGAGAATGGTCGCCAAACAGTCGCTTGGAACGATAACTATGACCAACGATTAATGGTATATCGCGAGATGGCAGAGTTACACGGTATCGTCGATAGATATGACAGATTAGAAATGCGCATGGGTAGCAAAGTATTTACTCAAACATTTGGAGCAAATGGCGCTATCAAGTATGAGGAAGTGAAAAATGACAAAGTATCGTAAAACGGCATTGATTGAAGCCGAGCAGTTTGATGGTTCAGGTGCGATGATTGAAAAATATGGGATTGTCAGTATTTTTCCAGAAGGCCAAGCAATTCCAACATTAGAAGGTGCAATGATGTTGAAGGTGAATGATTGGATTGCAACTGGCGTCAATGGTGAACATTGGGCTATTGCAGATGATATTTTCAGAAGGACGTATGAGGTGGCTAAATGAAAGAAACCTTAGCTATGTGCGCGCAAACTTGTTTGATGATTCTAGGAATCGGAACGTTAATAATGCTAACAATCAAAGCATTGTCAGAAATTGCGGGGTGGATATTTCTATGAGTTTAGCAGCAACGTTCTTGATTGGTTGTGTAATGGGCGCATTGCTCGTAATAAGTTTTACAGATAAATAAGCAGGAGGATATCGCATGGAAGATTTAACAGGGTTCAACTATCTGGCCACTAAGGCAAATGTTATGAAAATCGTTAAGGAGTATCGACGAAGTAAACGCGCGCTGGCTTCGTTTAGCTATGGACTGAAATCGCCAGTGATGTCCGACATGCCAAAAGGTACAGCGTTCGGTAATTCATCGGAGGATATGCTAACTAAGCAGCTTCATTCGCAACAAGTGGTAAATCAGTTTGAGGGAGCCGTTAACGCGCTTTTCGATACAATGCTAATCGATTGCATGGATGCATTCTTCACGGCTGAACATGCGCTCTCGATTGAGGAATTCGCATATAAGTTTCATGTCTCGCAAAAGTCGGTTAACAGGATTAAGAAACGTACATTGGCTAGGTTCTGTGAAACCTATGTGTACAGCGACTTATTGGTGCTAGATGATGAGTATGAAAGCGTTTCCTAGAAAAGTGCGATATTTGACACTTTCGTGACACTTTTCTGACACTTTTAATCTCGAAAACCCTGTAATATAGGTATTGTTGAAAGGTTTCGCGATATCCCTTTCAACCTCCATTTTTTAACAGGTTTTCTCTTCTTATATTTTTTAGTTCTGAAGCGTGAATGGCTATCATTTATGAACGCGTGCACTTTGCCGGTGACCGTTCAATCGGCGAAAGATCGAGCCGACCTAGAATGAGGAGTGGCGAAATGGTGCGACTGCTAGCTTGCTGCTAAGTCGCGTGTGGTTCGATTCCACACCGTCACATAGGAGCTGGACGTTCTCCGAAAAGAGTCCAGAAGCCTACTTGATGACATTACAGAGCGTTAATAGCGTACGTGCGGTGAGATTCCGTATACATAACTCCTTGGATTGAGTCTAAAAGCAGCAGGAAACTTTATTTTATTTTTGTAGACGCTGGGTAAGCGACAGGTCGTTGAAATTGCGACCATTTGGTTAATTAGCTTATTTGGTAGAGCGCTCGGGGTCTAGTCGAGATAACAAGGTTCAATTCCTTGATTGACCATAGACCATGATAGCTAAATGGCAAGAGCAATTCGCGAAAGCGGGTGTACGGCGGTTCGATTCCGTCTCACGATCATATGTCCTCGGATTGACGTTAAAAGCAACGAGAACTCGTTTTTGAAAACGGGGTTCAAATATAATTGGCTGTTCATGTAGCTCAACAGTAGAGCATATTACTTTTAGTGATAGGGTGCAGGTTCAAATCCTGCTGTGAACATAGGTCAAGGCAAAGACCGAAAAATGAGCCGCTGCTTTCTGGGTTTGCAGTATGAGTGGATATCTCCTTTCTTGAATAGAAGTTTAATATTAGGTGGTCAAATGCTTGGTAGCAGGTTTGATGGTGGCCGATGGTTCGATTCCATCAATTTGACATAGAATTCAGAGCAAGACGAAACAGGCACGCAGCCGAACGAACTACACACTGGGTGGTGGCGTGCGAAGCAAAACTGTAATGAGTTCGATTGGCTTTCGAGAGTAGTTGGTTCCTCCTCTTGAATAGTCTTGAATTGTTTTTAATAAATGAGTTTAATACAAATTGCATTGGCTGAGTTATCAGTAGACGAACCAATGCTGGACATGGCTTGCGGATTGTTAACGTGAAGCAGAGGGGTCGTACTCTCGCATGTTCGTAGTCTTGCCGTGATAAGCGCTGATGGCTTTTAAGATGGCCGAAGTTTTAGCGAGATATGAAACACCTTTCTGATTACGTGAGGTGTCTCTCTATGAAGATTGATACACAAGAGGCAAGCCGTAATTTGGTATCGTGCGACCATGATTCCGATAGCTTGTCCGTACATAATTAATTAACGTTCGTTTTAGCTGACAACTCCAAAGTGCTATTCCTGCACAGGGTGGAGACAACAGATTAAAGACAAACGTTATTTTTTTGTCTAATAACATAAAAAGTAGAAAGCACGGTGAAATGATGCAAATTATAGATAAGTTGATTGATGAATTGATTCCATACGCTAATAATGCCCGATTCAATGACCAAGCGGTTGATGCGGTGGCACGTTCTATTGATGAGTTCGGCTTTAAAGTGCCGGTAATTGTTGATGGTAACGGTGAAATCATCGCTGGCCACACACGAGTTAAGGCAGCTAAAAAGTTGGGACTAGAAACAGTGCCGACTATCGTTGCCGATGATTTAAGTCCGGAGCAAGTAAAAGCATTCCGTCTCGCTGATAACAAGGTTGGCGAAATTGCGGAATGGGATATGGATGCCTTAGCAATTGAATTACAAGAACTTGAATTGACTGATATTGATATGAGCGGTTTTGGTTTCGCAGATGTTACCACGCTTGATGATTTAGATGACGATGAGTTTGAAGATGATGATATTGAAACTGGAGGCGATAACTTCGACAAGGTAGTTGCTGCGCTCTCAAAGTTAAGCTCAGCTGATTTAATTACCATGCCAGAGTTTGAAGGCAATCGGGTGGTATTCCATGTTAAAAATTAAATCATCAAAACTTGGCATGCCTTATCAAGGTAGCAAACGCGCTCTGTCTGGACAGATACTCTCAAAGATTGTTAATAAGGTCGGTACGCGAGACTTCGTGTTATACGACTTGTTTGGCGGTGGAGGTGCGATGACTGCTGCCGTAGTTGAAAACGGGATTCCGGTTCATTACAACGAGCTGGATCCTAAAACATATGAGCTATTCGAATATGTTATGACGCATGAAGAATTTCCAGATGAGTTTTACAAGTGGTACAGCCACGAAGAAGCAGATGAACTAGTCAAGCAAGACGGTGTTTTAAGCAGCTTCATTCGTATCGTCTGGTCATTTGGTAATGGAGTCTCAAAGTTTTCATACTTATACGGAACCGACATCGAACCATTCAAAAAATTAGGTCACTATGCGGTAGTGTTTGGCGATAAGCAATCAATTGATAAGTTGAATAGACAATTCAGCACAGATGCCTTTAGTGTATTTGATACCGGAGAAAATACTTATAAAGGCCGAGATTTAAAGGTGCGTCGATTAAGTTTCGGTCAAATTACTAAAAAGCTTAATTTGGAATTGAACGAAACGGTATTACAACATTTGCAAGGGCTCGAACAACTCAATCGCCTCGAACATTTGCAAAGACTTGAGCAACTTAATCGACGCAAGCAACTCACTTTTTCAAATGGAGATTATCGTACAATTGAAATTCCGGATAATGCAGTTATCTATGTTGACCCACCGTATAGAGGGACAGCAGGTTATGCACAAGAGTTTGATACTAAAGCGTTCGATAAGTGGGTAAGCGAGCAAACGGTGCCTGTATTCATTAGCGAGTACAATGCTCCGTTTGAAGTTATCTGGGGCAAGGTTAAAGCCGAAACGTTTAGTCATACAGCTAAGCGTACTAAGAACGTAGAGAAGTTATTTTGGAATGGAATTTCAAAGATAGACAATTAACCGCTGACAATATGCCGGCGGTTTTTACTTGCCGAAAGGAGGCACGACATGGCATTAGATGAATTCGGCTTAACGCTCAAACAACGGATATTCGCTGACGAGTACATTATTAATCATGGTAATGCCTCCGAGGCGTATCGAAAGGCTGGTTATTCAGCAAAGGTCACGGCTGCCGGCGCGTCTGAAATCTTGAGAAATCCAAAGGTTCAGGCTTATATCGCTATGCGGACGGCTGAAGCTAAATCTAAGCGTACTATGGACGTCACAGAGGCGCTTGAACGTCTCGCTAGTATTGCTAGAGGGGAAAAGCAGAGAGGCGTCTCAAACAGCGTGGAAAAGGTCGAAAACGGGAACGGCAAATCTTCGACAAAAAAGCGTGCTAAAACATATGAGTACACACCGGACAGTCACGACCAATTAAGCGCTATTGATACGATACTTAAAGTTAATGGTGCGTTTAACGAAAGCCTCAACGTTAAGTTGGAACTGCCGACGTTCGTTGACGATGTTCCAGAAGATGATTGAGGTGTTGCATGAGCGAAACAGTATCAATTAGTAAATTAATTGGCAAAGGTTATAACCGATATTGGAATGACCGACACTTCTACAAGGTAGTCAAAGGCTCGCGTGGTAGCAAGAAATCAAAGACTACTGCACTGTGGTATATCTATCACATTATGAAATACGATTGGGCTAACATCTTGGTAGTTCGTCGATATTCACATACTAATAAGCAATCTACATTTACAGATTTGCAATGGGCTGTCCACAAGTTAAAAGTGGATAGCCTTTTTAAGTTCAATAGTTCGTTGCCTGAAATCGAATACCTGCCAACTGGCCAGAAGATTATTTTTCGTGGATTAGATGATCCGTTGAAAATCACATCTATTTCTGTCGCGGTTGGCTTTTTGACTTGGGTATGGTTTGAGGAAAGCTACCAGCTTGAATCTTGGGACGCTGTTCAAACTGTCATTGAATCTATTCGTGGTGGTGACGATGATAACCCCGAGTTCTTTAAGCAAGCAACCTTCACGTTTAACCCTTGGAGTGAGCGCCACTGGCTTAAGTCCACGTTTTTTGATGAAGATACGAAGGTCAAAGATGTATTCGCGTATACGACGACTTACAAGTCTAACGAGTGGCTTACCAAAGAAGATATAGCCCGATATGAAGATGTACGCAGAACTAATCCCAGACGTGCGCGCATCACGTTAGACGGTGAGTGGGGTGTGGCAGAAGGATTAGTGTATGAAAACTTCGTGGTTGAGGACTTTAGTATTCACGACAAGGTAAAGAACGCCGACGCCGTAACGCAAGGAATGGATTTCGGTTTCAAGAATGACCCAACGACGTATATCAACGCAGCTATTAACTTTGACGATAAGGACATCTGGCTGACAGAAGAACTGTATCAAAAAGGAATGCTGACAGATGAAATATTCGCGTGGCTAAAAGCGCATGACCATTTGAAAGAAGAAATCAAAGGCGATGAAGCTGAGCAACGTTTGATTGCTGAATTGAAGTTGAAGGGCGTCCGCCGGATTATCCCAAGCGCCAAAGGTAAGGATTCAATTCGACAAGGTATTCAGTACCTACAAGGATTCACGATTCATATTCACCCGTCTTTAAATCATACGATTGATGAAATAAACACATATGCGTATGACCAAGACAGAGAAGGTAAGTGGCTCAACAAGCCGATTGATGCCAACAACCACATCATGGACGCATTGCGCTATGCCGTCAGCACTTGGAGCTTGAAGCCAACTAAACGTGATGTGAATAAAACTATTAGGAAAGTGAAGGGATTGATTAAATGACAGACGAAGTGTTGATACCAGTAGCGAATGAGTTTGAGAATGACATTAATGTTAATCGATTTAATCAGACGCAAAGATATGATGCGCAATCGAATATTCGATATACGTATAACGGTGAAGCAGCTGATTTGCTATCTAACCTATCAGAATTGATGAAATTCATTCAACACCATAAAGAGCACCAAGCGCCACGATTAAAGTATTTAAAATCATATGCCGACGGTAATAACGTTGGTATTTTGACTGGTGATAGGCGTATCGGTAAAGAGAAAGCTGATAACCGTGCAACTCATTCGTTTGGCGAGTATATCGCTAACTTCTTTACTGCATATGATACTGGTGTACCTCTTAAAATTGCTATTCCAAACGATGATAAGGGTACTGCGCAAATCAATGAGATTAACGATTACAACAAAATCGACGCGCTTAATACCGAAGTCTATTTAGACGCTGCAGTGTTTGGTCGCGGATATGAACTGTGGTACCGCTCGGAAGATGATAAGGATGTTGTCGTTCGTCTGGATCCATTAAACACATTCGTAATCTATAACTTCGACATCAAGCCTAAGCCAATCATGGCAGTTAGCTATCGCCCTGTTGCGTTAGACGAGAACAAGTATTTGATTACCGTTTACACAAACAATAAGGCAGTAGTGTTCAACGAGACGGCTATCGAATCTGGACAGCTAGTATTGAATAGCGAAGAAGCGCATGCGTTTGAGCGTGTGCCGATTGTTGAGTGGCAACTCGACCGCGAACGCAAGAGTACGTTTGAGAAGGTCATTCCGCTAATCAATCTCTATGATGGTAGCGAATCAGATACAGCAAACTACATGCAAGATTTAGTCGACGCAATGTTAGTTATTACTGGTGATATTGATGGTGCTGGCTTAAGCGCAGATGACATGATTGGAATGGCACGTGCTAATATTTTGGCATTGCAATCCGGCGTTGATTCAAGTGGTAAGCAAACGCAAATGGGCGCTAACTATATTTACAAGCAATATGATGTCGCAGGAATTGAAGCATACAAGAAACGTCTTACGAACGATATTCATAAGTTCTCATATACGATTGATTTAACTGATAGCGAGTTCATGGGAAACATCTCCGGTGAGGCAATGAAGTATAAATTACTCGGCATGCAAAACAAGGCTTCTACACACCAGAACTGGTTCATTAAGGGGTTGATTGAACGGTATCATCTCGTTGCTAACATCGAAAGTAGCGTTAACGAGTGGGAAGGTGAGGAGTATTCAAGCGTTGCTGTGGACTTCACACCTAACCTTCCTAAGAACGTTAAGGAAGCTGTCGAGACGTTTAGTGGCTTAGGCTTGCAAGTATCACAGAAAACAATGCTTAGCCAACAGCCTTATATCGACAACCCAGATGATGAAATTAAGCAGATTCAAGAAGAAGCAGATGAACGTGAAGCTATGATGCCGACTGAACCAGCGTTGCCGATTGATGACGCTGGCAACTTGCAAGGCGGTGATGTGAATGCGAAGCTTGCATGATTTATCCGAACTTGAAAATTACATCAAAGAGTTTCCTAGCGCTAAAGTAATTACAGATACGCCTAAAGCGCTTACCGCCGATGCAAAAGAAGCCACGTTTAGAAATCGCCTCTATTGGATTAGACGCGAAAACGAATTAGAAAACTTTCGGAATAAGTCTGATAGCCTGTTTAACGCCAAATTAGCCGATGAATATCAATCGATGGCAGATGATTTGTGGAAAGAACAAACAGAGTGGCTATTAAAGAATAACGAAGGCGGAATGGTGACGCTTGGTAACGTAACTAAGCAAATACCCTTGCAAGATTACAAGCGCGCGCAGAAGGACTTACAGGCGTTTCTAAACGAGTCTTGGCAAACTGGTAAATCTAAAGAGTTCATGGCAGCGTATGATTTAGCTCATCGAAACACCGAGCTAGAACTTATGAATATTCAACTTGGCAAAGTCATGGCAAAACATGGCGTGAATCTGGATAGCATGATTCAAGAAAAGATGATCCAGAACTACGCTAACGAAGTTGCTATGCATGCGAAAACGATGGGCATTAAGATTCCTAAAATCGATGAGGGAATGATTAAGTCGTTGGTTCAAAATAAGTTCGTCGGGCAAACGTTTAGCGACAGGTTGTGGAATCATCAAGCCGAACTAGGGAATCGTTTGAATGCTGCTATGCGTGATACTCTAATGCGAGGCTTGAATATTACACAAGCGCGTGCAAGGTTAGTGCCGTTGCTTGATAAGTCGGTTAAGAATAAGCTTGCTGCGGTTGATAGATTGTACAACACCGAAATGCAACGTGTTCGAGCCAGAGCTGCAGTGAACAATGCTAAGGATGCCGGATTTAAGAACATGATGTGGCATGCTGAAAGCGGTGCGTGTGAGATGTGTATGCCGTATGATGAGCATACGTTTGCAATCAAAACTGTGGAAACGATAGATGTTAGTTCACCAATTATTCCGCAACACCCGAACTGCAGGTGTAGTTGGTTTGGGACAAATGAAGATAACCCAATGGATTATTCGCTTGCTGAAGATGTTGTCGATTCAATCGACCCCAAAAGTCGCAATTCGAAAGGCCCCAAAAGCAATTCTGGTGCGTCGAAGGGGTATAATGGTAGTCGGGGTAAGACACCCAAGTATCGAAATGACCGTCGGGAATTACGAACAAAATTCGCAGCTGATAAAGCTTATGAGGCAAAATTTAAATTCCTGCGCAACCGATTTGAAAATGGGATTGGCGACGGGATTGAAACGAAAATTAAGATGATTAAATTTAATTCAAAATCATTTGAACATATTTTTAATCGCCACGAAATAGCGGCAAATTCTCCGAAAAAAATTACGAATATTATTGAAACAATTAAGAAGCCTGATTTCATCATGGATTCTTATGACGTGGAAAATCGAATGAATAAGGCGTTTGTTAAAAAAATTGATGGTGAGTACAGACTTGTCTTGATTGATAAAAAAAGCAATGTGCTTACTTCGTATACAAAAACACTTCGACAAATGGAAACACAATTCAAAAATAAAAAAGGGGTGGTTACTCATGGCACTAAAGATTTCTAATATCTCGTATGAAGAAGCGGAAGATATATTATTCGTGAATTACGTCGGGGATAGCGCTTCGGTTATCGAATACGTGGAATTGAGTAACGGGGTTAATCTTGACAACGTACCAGCCGACAGTGATGCGGGCTCAGTTGAAGTAACTCCGTGGGTTTCTGGACCCGATGATTGGGACCTAGCAAAAGAATTGCTAGCTTTCGGTTTTGATAAAGATGATGTGATAATTAACTTAGAGCAATTCATGCAACTGTGAGTTGCTTTTTATTTTGTCCGAAACGACGTTAAACTAATTAAAAATGTATGTGGGATTTAATAGCGGTATATCGTGTCTGGGCTTAATTGCGTGGATGGGGTATAGCGCTATTTTTGACTGGATAGGAGAACAAAATGTTATTGAAAAGTATGATTCGTTTACATGAGGCCGATACCGGAACAGAAGGTGGCAACGCAGGCGTTGAACCTGAAAAGACATATACGCAGGCGGAAGTTGATTCGCTTACTGATAAGAAGGTTGATAAGGCTATTCAAACTGCTCTAGCTAAGCAGCAAGAAGAATTCGCATCTAAGCTTGAAACTGAAAAAGAAGAAGCTGCGAAGTATGCCAAGATGACCGCCGAGCAAAAGAAGTCAGCTGAAATGGAAAAGCGCGAACAAGAAATTGCAGAACGTGAAACCAAGATTGCACTTCAAGAATTGCATGGTGAAGTTGTCGCTGATTTAAACGAACAAGGATTGCCGATTGAATTAGCAGATGTATTTACCGTTAACGGCGTTGATACCGAAACAATTAAAGGCGCAATCGAAAAAGTTTCCGAAACTATCAAGACGCAAATTGCCGAAGGGATTAAGGCTGGCGCACGTCAGTCAGCTCCTAAGAGTGGTGTAAATCTTGGTAGCAAGGAAAATAACACGTCACTTGCAGAGCGTGCTTCTAAAGCTCGCATTATTTAAAACAGGAGGTCATATATATGACAGTGGAACAACAAACATTCAATCCAGCTACGGTATTAATGCATGATGCCAAGAACGGCTATATTCCAAATGTGTATTCTGATTTGGTGTTAGACGATTTCTTGCACGAATCAGTCGTGACTAAGCTCGGTAAGTTCATCGATATGGGTAGCGATACTGAAAAGGAATTTCAACACCAATTGAACGGGCCTGGTGCTTACTGGGTTGCTGAAGGTCAACGCATTAACACTACTACCTCTGAATGGGCAACTATCAAGATGACATCGCATAAGTTGGCTACCATCGTGCCTATCACTAATGAATATGGCAAGATGAACCAAGCGGACTTCTTTGATATGATGCGCCCACAAATTGCAGCAGCATTTTATGAAAAGTTCGATAAGGCTGTATTGTTGGGTATTGATAACCCATTCACACAATCAATCGAATCAATCGTGACTGATGAAGATAACGATGCCGTTGTTACAACTCGATACGCTAACAAGATTGATGAAGAAGATGTCTTGGCGCTTGAGGATTTGCTTACTGATAAGGAAATTGACCCTAACGCGTTCATCTCTACTAGCAAGAACCGCTCTATGCTTCGTAAGGCTCGCAACAATAACGGTGTTGATAGCTCAGAAGTCTATGACCGCACATCTAAGAATATTGATGGTGTGGCCACAGCAGAACTTAGCGGTGTAGAACGCGGTGAGTTGTATCTTGGTGATTGGAACAACTTGTTCTATGGTGTGCCAGCTGGTATCGAATACAAGATTTCAGAAGAAGGCTCATTATCAACAGTCGTTGGTTCTGATGGTCAAGTAATCAACTTGTTTGAACGTGATATGGTTGCAATGCGTGTGACTATGTATGTTTCAATGATGGTTCTTAAGGAAGATGGCTTCGCTAAGTTGGAACAAGGCACCGAAGTTGCTGGTGATGATTACGGCAAGCAAGTTGTTGTTAACGTAAATACTGGAGCGGAAGAAATTCCAGCAGGTTAAGGAGAATATTAATTATGGCAGAAAAGCAAAAGTACACCGTATTACGAGTATTTGAAGATATTCATTTAGGCGTTATTTATAACATCGGCGATGTTGTCCCTTTTGGCGTAAAACGAGCAGAAGAAATTATTGCTAACTTAGATGACACATTTATTGAAAAATATGAAACTCCAGAAGATGATGCTCAAGTGGAAGATACAGAAGGCGAGAACGCCGACGTTTAAGGAGGTGATCCATTGTCTGTTTCAGATGATTTAGATAGCCTGTTGCATGGCACGTTAGACGATAAGTTAGAGGTTTTGGAAGCTCAAACGCGAGCTGAATTGAAAGCCAAAATATTAGCTGAAGATGTGCCAAAAGCGCTTGAATTTACAATCTTGCCAGTGACCATGAAGAAACTAAACCGATTAAATAGTCAGGGCGTTAGCTCGTTCACCAGTGATGATGAATCATATGCATTTGAAGCTGATGATTGGGCAGAGTTTGACAAGGTTATTAATACTTGGATTGAGCTTAATGGCGAAGTTCATGATGGTTCGCGACGTGGCAAGATTTCATTTTATTAAGGAGGTATGACCAGATGGTTGAGAAAGCAAAGTTAACACCAGCAGAATATGAAGTAGTATTCGTATTCCGCGACATGTTCGATGACTTGCACCAGTATGGATTAGGCGCAGATTATCCGCGTCGAGGTGCTCCAGAAGCGACAAACGAGCCTAATCGAATTACTGAATTAGTTGAGCGTGGACTAATCGCCAAGATTTAGGAGGTGGGTATTATGGCTATTCCTCCCGATTGGGGCTTTGCCGGAAACCTAGCATTGCTGCAAAACGAAAGCGCGTCTGAGGTGTTTCTACATGAGAGAGGACACGTTCAAGACGATGAAGGCAACTTCATTAGTGGCTATTCCGATGAAGCGATACCAGTTCAAATGACAATCTCGGCTATGAATGAAAATACCGACGTTCAAACGTATGGTGACAAGGTGATGAATATGAAAGTGGGTAAGACCATTAGCAATTCAATCAACGAGTTTGCTAACGAGAACGATGGTATAAGTTTAGACGGTGAGAATGTCGTGTATCGTATCGTTTCAATCAGAACGCTACGAACCCATAAGCGAGTTATCCTCGAAAGGAAGTGAGTTTATGGGAACTATTAAATTAAAGCTAGATGTTGCTAAGCTGAAAAATGGTGCTGCTAAGCATACAGATATGTATCGAAAAGCCAGTATGCGAGCCTCTCGGCGCATGGGCGAAGATATGAAGAAGTTAGCCACGTCCAACCTTGAATCATCTGTGAGGTATGGAACCGGCGGTCTAGCGAGCTCTATTCGGTATCGGTACAAGGAACAAAAGGGTGGACGCGTAACGGTATCGCTTTACAGTAATTCGGATCATTCCGATTATCGCGAATTAGGTACTGGTCGCGTAGGTGCTCAATCTGTCCGCATGGAAGTTAAGCATGCGTATGGCTCTGTTGCATATACTAGCAAGGATGTGTGGGTCTTTCCGACTGACATGGATTTTGGCGTGCTCTACGGTATGGTGAGCTGGCAAAGCAAAGACGGTCAGTGGTTTGCTCGAACGCATGGGCAGAAGTCACGACCATATTTGTTTCCGGCGTATAAGCAGGTATCGCAGAAGGCTAAGCAATATCTTAGTGACGAATTTAGAAATGTGAAAGGGTGACGGCATGATTAAACGAATTAATGTTAAGAAGGCGGTGGCAACAACGCTGAGTGGCATTGAAGGATTAACGTTGCAATCTACCGTTTATCCGCAAACTTGGACAGACGAATATCCGTCCGCAATATTCTATACATCTCATGAGCCAGCAAAAGGCTATGAAGTTAACGAAGAACTTTTAACGCATTGGACTATCACAATTGAATTGTATGGTGAAAGAAGCCTCACTGATTTAGAAGATAAATTAGACGAGGCTTTTTCTGTACTCGGATTTAGAAATTTAAGCTCGGAGGATGCCAATACAGCAATTTTGAAAAGGATCGTTGTGGCGTATGAGGGCATTGTTAATAACGAAACTGGATTAGTTTTCCAGTCATAAATAAGGAGGCATTACATGACTATTGAATCAGGATTATTGTCGGCGCAAACATTGCTCCAATACTCAACAACAGAATCAGGTACTTATTCCGACTTGGGCGGTGTTCAATCCGTTCCAGAAATCGGTGGGGCACCTGAAAAGGTGGATGTAACCACACTTGCCGATACGCAAAAGAAATACATCAAGGGGCTTCAAGATACTGACAACATGGAATTTAAAGTTGTATATCGTGGCTCAAACTTCACGACCGCTAAGGCTATGGAAACCGCAGCGTCTAAGTTCTGGAAGGTGCTCTATCCAGACGGCTCATTCGTATCATTTAAGGCTGGTGTCACTGTTAAGCGTGACGCTACCGAAGTTAATGGTGCATTGACATTTACTGTCATTTTGACCCCAGAAACAGACTTCACTTATGGAACTACTGCTTAAGTGATTCCGAGAGGCAATCTCTCGGGTACATATTAAATTGTTGATATGTCGGCATAGCCGTAATCAAACAAAACATATACGAGGTAATTTACACATGAAACCTATTGAATTTAAATTTGGCTCTAAGACACTCTCATTGAAGTTAGATACTGCAACTGCCGTGCGTATTGAAACGCGTTTAGGCAAAGCATTTGTCGGCATTTTCTTTGACGGTGAAAACTTCCGATTGCCAATGACGCAAGAATTATTAATCGTACTTCAAGAAGCTAACACGATTCACGGTGTTGCTATCGCTGATATGTATGCGTTAAATGATGAGTTCATGGCAGCAGGCGGTAACTACATGGAATTGATTCCGGCCATTCAAAATTTGATGAGTGAAGCGGGTTTTTTACCAAAGACAGACAAACCGGAAGCTATCAAAGCGCCTTCAGCGCCAGCAATGGTAGCAGTACCGGAAGTTCAAGTGCCAACGGAAACTCCAGCACAACCAACGGTGTAAAGAGTTATAGCAACGTCAGCGAATTGCTTGAGGATCTATATCCAATTGCTGTTGAATCTGGAATTCCAGTTGATAAGTTTTGGGAGCTGACTTATGGCGAGTTGATGGTACAGCTTGAAGCTAACCGGAATCGCGAAATGCGTAAACTTCAAATGCAGGCGATGATGGATTACAAGCAAGCTCAACTGAATATGTATACTAACGCGCCTAATGAAATGCCTAAGATACATGAGCATTATCCGTTCGTCGAGCAACCCGAAGAACCGAAATCGGTTGAGGGGCTCGAAGGCTGGCAACTCATGAAGCAACAGATTGAGGCGCGGGCAAAACAGATTTCAAACAAATAATAATTAGATTTGAAAGGAGGTTAAGACATGAGTGCAGAATCAATGAAGATGTCGATTGAAGCGGATTTAGCTCCGTTTATCGAAAGTATGAAAAAGATGGTTTCTGAAGCAGAAAAAAGCGCTAAGCAAGCGTCGGCTGCGATGGGAAAAGTATCTGGTAAAAGTCCATTCGGTTCTATCGGTAACGGCTTAGGCGGTCTCAAAGAAAAGCTTAGTGGTGCCTTTTCTGGATTGAAGATTCCAAACTTTGCTTCAAAAATTGGTACCGGATTTAAAGAAATTGCTAGCAGTGGCGGTTTCCAAAAGTTCACAGGCATCATGAGAAACATGTCTAACCAAGTAGCACATGGCGTCGGTTCGGCGTTCAAAGTTGCGGGGAGCGCTATTTCTAAAGTGGGTAGTGGTATTGGCTCTGCGGTTAGCGGAGTTAAGAATTTCGTTACCAGTGGATTAAAGATTGCTGGTATCGGTTCGGCTATTGGATTAGTAGCAGGTGCCGTTGGTATGCTTAAAGGTTCAATCGGGCCCGCAATTCAACGTATGGACACGTTGGCTAACGCTACACGAACGTTTGCGAACATGGGGCAAGGCGATGCCACCGGTATGATGGAACAGCTTAAGAAGGATATTGACGGCTTGCCAACATCACTCGATTCAGCGGTTCAAGGAATTCAATTGCTTACTGGTGCAACTCAAAATATGGGTGCATCTGAAAAGATTTTTAAAGCAATGAATGACGGAATACTTGGTTTCGGTGGTAGCTCTGAACAAGTTTCTAATGCGGTTACTCAACTTTCGCAAGATTTGGGTAACGGTAAAATCACAGGGCAAACTTGGCTGTCACTTATTAATAGTGGTATGGGGCCCGCCTTGAATGCGTTAGCTAAGAAAATGGGCATGACCACCGGCGCGCTTCGTGAAGGATTATCGTCTGGATCCATTTCAGTTCAAGACTTTTCAAATCAGTTGATTGCGCTTGACCAAAATGGTGGCGGTGGCTTAGTTGCGTTATCGAAGTTAGCGCAAGATTCAACGCAAGGGATTGCGACTAGTTTTGCTAATGCTAAGACAGCAATTGTTCGTGGTGTGACTGAAATCATCACTTCGTTTGGTCATATCACTGAAGCGCTAGGACTTGGCACGCTATCTCAAATGATTATGAATTTCGGTAAGAATGCCGAAGGCGCATTGAAAAGTGTCGCAATCATGATGGACGGTATTGCCGATATGCTCGATGGTGGTAAAGGTCGGGCTAAGCGTGCGAAGGATATGGAAGATTTGCGGAAACGTGCAGAGGCTTCTAAATCAGCGATGAACGGAATGTCCAAGCCAATGCAGGAAACTGCTGAGCCGGCTAAAAAAGTTCAAAATAACATGGCTAAAACGGCTGATAAGGCTAAGGCTAGTGCTAAGTCCGTTAAGGCTATCAAGAAAGATTTACAAGCAATGATGGGGTTCGATGAAATCAACCTTATTTCGCAGCAAGATACCGATAACGGCTTGAATACTACGCCTGACGCTAGCACGCCAGTAGCAGATGCCGGTGGAGCTGGTGCGGGTTCGTTTGATTCCGGTAGCTTCGATGGCGCTAACAGCAAGCTTGATGGAATGAAGAATAAGCTTAAAGGCATTTACGATAGCTTGAAAGATTTCTTTAAACCATTTAAAGATGCGTGGGATAGTGCCGGTGGCTATGTAATGCGGACGCTTGGCGATACTATCAAAGCGATTAAGCAAGGTTGGGCAGATTTCGGGCGTGATTTTGCAAGCGTTTGGGAAAACGGAACGGGTACCAAGTATCTGACTGGACTGTTAAATCTGTTCGCGGAACTAGTCGGCTTCATTGGTGACATGCAGCGTTCTTGGAACAAGGCTTGGAATGATAATGGAGCCGGCAAAAAGCTGATTCAACAAATATTTGATTCGCTGATTGCAATTAATGATTTGCTTATTACAATCACTCGAACATTCCGGCAAGTTTGGAACGAGGGTGTCGGCGATCGTATTATGGCAGCTTACATTAAATCGTTAACTCAAATGTTTGGTATGGTCGAAAACGTTGCTAAGGCGTTTAAAAAAGCGTGGGATCAAGATGGTGCAGGATATACCGCAGTAAGTAAACTTTTCAATGCCGTTGAAAAAATTTACAAATTAGTCGGAGATGTTGCTGAATCATTCGGTAAGGCGTTTAACAGTAATGTTGGCGTAAAAGTTCTTCGAGAAATAATTGATATTGCTGGGAACCTTGTTGATGATATTGGTAGCTTAGTTGGCTCATTCGATAGAGCTTGGAAAAAGGGCGATAACGGAACGAAGCTATTTAAGTCCATTCTCGGCTCGGTTGAGCCCATTTTAAAAGAGACGGATAAGATTACTGATAGCTTCGCTAAATGGGGCTCACACCTCGATTTTGAGCCTCTAATCAAATCATTATCAACTGCGTTCAAAGGTCTAGGTGATATTTTGAAGCCTGTCATGGATGTAATCGATGAACTCTATAAGGTCTATCTTGAACCGATTGCTTCATTCTTGATGGAAGGTGTTATTCCGGGAGCATTAGATATTATCGGCGGTACTTTCAGCGCGGTAGGTGCGATACTTGATATTTTCATAACCGCATTAAAACCTGTTTGGGATTTGATAGTTGCTCCAGCAGTCAAAATGGAATTAACTATTTTAACCGCTGCGTTTAGAGGTTTGGGCATAATGTTCAAGTTCGTAGGCGACTTATTGCAAGGCTTTAAAGATGTTCTGGTATCGTTGTTTAACGGCGACTGGAACGGTGTAAAAAAAGGCTTTGATAAAATGGGTAAAGCTGTCATGGATGCTATTAAAGGCATTAAAGATAATTTGCTTAAAACACTCGGCAAACTTGGCAGCGAGATTGGTGAAGCGTTTGGGAACTTGTGGAATTTCCTTAAAAAGAGATTCATGATTCCGATTGATGCAGTTATCAGTGTTGTCTCGGCTCTGTGGTCTTGGAGCGCTAACGTTCGTGGCTGGATTGTTGAAAAAATAGGCAATCTATGGGATAGCATTAAAGAAAAGTTTAGCATTGGCTGGGGAGCTGTTAAAAAGGGGGTTTCAGTTCTTTGGGATTGGGCTTCTAGCGTGGCTGGTTGGATTAAGGACAAGCTAGGCGATTTGTGGGACAACATTAAATCGAAGTTCGGAATTGATACTAGCAAAGTTACGAACTCTGTATCTGCACTTTGGGATTGGGCAAAGGGTGTCGGTAAGCTGATTAAAGAAGGCATCGGGCTTGTTTGGGATATTATTAAAGGCTTCTTTACTTTAGATAGCTCAAAAGTTATTCATTCTGTATCTGCACTTTGGGCATGGTCTGACAAGGTTGATGATTACATCAAAAAAGGTATCGGACTTCTTTGGGACACGATTAAATCATTGTTCGCAGTGCCAGGCGAGTTCGTTCAAAATGCTGTGAAGGTTTTGTGGGAATGGGCACAAACTCTTCCAGAACGATTCGTAAAAGGTATCGGTAATATTTGGGATGCAATTAAATCGCTGTATTCAATTGCAAGTGATGTTGTTGTAAATGCCGTTTCAGCTCTTTGGGATTGGGCGCAAGGCGTACCTCAAAAGCTGCTCGATGCAATTGGTAGCGTTTGGGAAACCATTAAAAGTTCATTCGCAATCGCAGCCGAAGTCGTGGTAACAGCGGTTTCAGCTCTTTGGGATTGGGCAAAGGATGTTGGTAAAAAAATCTTGGGTGCAATTGGTAATATTTGGGATTTCATTAAGAAGTTGTTTACATTTGAAACTAAGTTAGTTCTTGCGTTAGTATCCGTTCTTTGGAATTGGGCGTCTGGTGTTGGAAAAAATATTTTTGACAAAATTGGTGGCATTTGGGACAAGATTAAATCATTGTTCGATATTAAAGGCAAAAGTGTTAATAACTATGTTGAGGCTCTTTGGAAATGGGCATCGGGTGTTATTGCATCAATTAAAAAGCCAATTGATGTTGTGTGGGACAAGATTAAATCATTATTTTCAATTGATGGCGCTACAGTTTCCAAAAAGGTGTCCGCTCTTTGGGATTGGGCATCGGGTGTTATTAATTCGATTAAAAAGCCAATCGATATGGTTTGGGGAAAAATTAAATCGCTGTTTGCAATTGACGGCACCACAGTTTCTAACAAGGTATCTGCACTTTGGGACTGGGCTGGTAATGTTATTACAAAAGCCAGAAAAGGTTTAGGCGATATTTGGGGTGGCATTAAAGACAAATTCAAGAGCATTATGGATTTGAAGATTAGCATACCAATTTCGGCAAAGTTCCTTGAAAATGGTGTGAAAAATATTGTTAATACTTTCATTCAAGGACTTAATGATGTTATTGGCACATTAAATAGCATTCCTGGAATTAAGATTCCATATATTAAATACTGGTATCACAATGGTACTCGCCGACATAAAGGTGGGTTAGCAGTGGTCAATGATGGACTTGGTACTAACTGGCGCGAATCATATCGTGGCAACGATGGACAAGTTCGCATGTTCCCAGCAAAGCGTAATTTAACGGTTCCACTTGAAGCAGGCGCAACAGTTTACACTGGTAACGAAACGAAGGATTTATTCCCGCACTACGCAAATGGGGTGGGTAATATGGACATCAATTCGTTCAAGTCAGGTATTAATATGCCAACCGTTGCAACTTCTCAAATGGGTATGAGTGCAACTTCAATTCATATTGATAGTGAACAAATTGGTCGAGAAATCGCTAATGCTGTTAGCGAAGCGTTGCGGAATCAAGGTGCTGGAAGCAATCAACAAACTGGTGATATTACAGTCGAGTTGAAAGTGGATAGTTCTAAGCTTGGTGAGGCAACCGTAAAAGGTTTAAACAAATATCATAATGAACAAGGGCGTATCGAATTGATTCTTTAAGAATTGAGGGCATACGCCCTTTATTTTGAAAGGAGAAATTAATGGCCGACAGATATTTACAAATAAATGGTGTAAACGTCGCGACACCAACTGAGATGAAAGTTACGTTAAACGATATTGATGCGAAGTCTGGTCGTACGGCTAGCGGAAAGATGAAACGTGATCGTATTACTACGAAACGAAAGCTTGAAATTAAATGGGGTAATTTGAGCGAAAGCCAAATGTCAGCAATTATGACCGCGAGTTCAGGACAGTATTTCAATGTGACCTATTTAGATCCGGCGATAGCTGGAATGGCCACACGTTCATTTTATGCCGGTGATATGGGCGGAGATATTTTCTCATTTGTTGATAAGTTTAATAATGTGCGTTGGTCTGGGCTTTCAATCAACTACATTGAAATGTAGAGGTGGAATATGTTAACGATTTCGCAAAATATACAAGATGAATGGTTAAGCTTGTCGCGAGCTATTAAATTTAAAGTGTTAATCGGCTCAGTTCAATATACTGGCGATGATGTTGTTAGCTTTGATTATTCAGGCTCGAGTATGGGTGGCACCACGCTTAACGTCGGTGCAACACCAATTAATACGATTAGCATGAAGTTTAATTCGATTGTGCCGAGCTTGTTCGTCGGCATGGTAGTTCAGCCGTCAATTGGAATCGTGCTGCCTGATACGACGATTTCATATATTCCGCTTGGGAAGTTTACCATTACTAAGTTCAACCGGAATGTGAATGATGTTGAGACGACGCTTGAAGCTAGTGATTTCATGTTACAGCTAAGCAAGAATTATTCATCATCAATCACTTATCCGGCATCGCTAAAAAATATTGCAATTGAAGTTGCGATAAATGCCGGTGTTGATTACAACGTGAATAATCTCAATGATTTGCCTGATGTTTGGCTACCTAAAAAATATACAGGTGGAACATTGCGTGATGTTGCTGGTTATATCGCACAGTTTGATGCAGGATTTGCAACGTTTAATAGACAGGGACAATTAGAATTCAGGCGTATTTCTGGCGTTGAACTCGAACTTGGTTTAGACAATTACGATGAAAGTGGATTTGATAAGAACGAAGCTCTGTCATCGGTTGGAAAGTTAACTTCTTCGGTTACGGTTGGTGATACCCAACAAGCAATTAGCGCTGGTTCAGGTAGCAACGCAATTGAGCTTACGAATCCGCAAATGACGCAATCATTATTAAATGATATTAGCGGTCGCTTGTCTGGCATTAGTTTTAGTCCATATACATTAAATTGGAGCGGTTTTCCTGCAATTGAGCTAGGTGATTCGATTTCAATCGTTGACAGGTCTGGCTCGGCTGTTACGGTACCGGTTTTAAGCATGTCATTTTCATATGATGGCGGTTTATCATCAACGATATCAGCTGATACTTCGGGCAGCGGTACGGCCGTATTAACAGGATCATTAACGCAGAAATTGCAAAGCTATCAAGAAGCAACTCAACTCGCAATTGGTGAGGTTCAACAATCGGCTGACGGTAAAAGCAAGATTTTCTATGGAACGCAAGCGCCAACAAAAGCGTCGGTAGATGATACTTGGTTTAAGTTTTCAGACGATGGCGTTCCGCAAGCATTTCGTTATAACGGAACTTCGTGGGAGGTCGTATTTGAAAGTTTAAGCGGTACAGATGGCGTCGGTATTGCAGGTGTTTCGGTTACGTATGTAGCTACAACTGACGGTTCAACAACGCCGACAACTGGTTGGACAACTGCGATACCAACGGTTACACAAGGTAAGTGGCTTTGGTCAAAAACGCTAACGATCTTTAGTGATGGAAATCAGACAACAACGTATTCAAAAACGTATGTTGGCGTTGATGGCTTACAAGGCGTTGCAGGGCCGGCTGGCTATATCGTTTCAAATACGGCACCAGCCAATCCCTCAATTGGTACTGTTTGGCAAAATACATCGGTATCACCTAAGCAATTTAAGCGGTGGACAGGTACTGACTGGGTAGACCATTATATCTATTCAGATAATATGGTCATGTCAAACGGATTCATTACCAATGCTATGATTTCGGACGCAACAATAACGAGCGCTAAGATTGCTGCTTTAGACGCCGGAAAAATTACGACTGGATATCTAAGTGCTAGTCGTATTCAAGCGTCATCTATTACATCTGATAAGTTGAGTATTACTAACGGATTCATCACTAACGCGATGATTTCAGATGCGACGATAACGAGTGCTAAGATTGCGAGTTTGAGTGCTGATAAAATTAGCGCGGGTACTATCTCGGGTGTTACAGTTCGAGGGATTTCAGGTGGTAATTATGTTCAGTTAAACGGTGGTGCTGCTACCCTTCAATTTGTTGGAACTTACAATAACGGTTCAATTAACACGACGATTGAGCCATTAGCCGATGCGCCTACTGGACGAACTATTTTAGGAACAACAGCGGATTGGTATGCTGGAAGAACTATTAGAGCGGTAGATAATATTTCGACAGATGCGCTGTATAAAAGTGGCAGTGCATATATGAACCTCCAAATTAACACTCTCGATGGAACTAATCGTAATTTCATCGGTTCAAGTGATGGAAAATATGGCGTTATTTTTTGGTCAGGGGGTCTATATTTACTGTATAACGGAAGTGCGTATAATGTGAAAAGTATTTTAGGAGGTTCGACATGGACGATGTAGGTGAACCTAAAACATTAGTTAACATTCAAAAACAGGTGTTAGAACTGCAAAGTGTAGAACCGGATATGAATCATGCAGAAATAAACGCTGCTCAAAATAGCGTTATTGATTTTTTGGCGATTCAAGTAGGACAATTGCTGGCACAAGCTGAAGATAATAGTTAATGAGGAATTAAAATGGAAAACGAACAAGTACAAGATAATGGTGTGAAGTATTTGCAAGTAATTTATGCTAACGATATTATTGGCAAAAATGCAGAGATTGCAAATTTACAAATGCAAAGTGAAGAATTGATGAAACAAAATTCTGAATTGCAAAAACGTAATATAGAACTTGAACTTCAAATTGGTGAGTTAAGTCCTAAAGAATAATAAGGTGGCTATAAAATAGCTGCCTTTTTTAATACGCTGAATTAGCCGTCGGGGGAAGTGCCCGAGAAAGGAGGTTTTGCATGACACAAACGTTAACGATTGATTTGGATAAGCGAAATGTAACTAGTGATCGTGTTTTAGTTCGGCAAGATGAAACCGGCAATAAAGTCGCGGTAAACATTGTTGAGGGCGGTAAGGCATATTCGCTAGAGGGCAAAACAGTATCGTTTAAAGGTAACGATGCAAATGGTCAGTTGCAACTTGGCACAGCTGTTGTTTCAGATGATGGAACGCAAGCTATTTACACGTTTACCGCTGAAAATGTGGCTGTAATTGGAACTTATGGATTGGCATATTTCTATATTGTCGATGCAGATGGTGAAACAATTACGTCAGGGACGTTCAAGTTAAAAGTGCTTCCACAAAGCGAGTTAAATCCAACTCAAGCAACGTTCTATGTTTCGAAGCTTGATGAATTAATAACCGCGTTTGAAACGGCAATTGCAAACGGTGCACAAGTTCCACAAGCCCCAACTATTGATTTAACCGAAACTCTTGCTGGCTATGCACCAATTTCATATGTTAACGAGGCTGTCGCTGGGTTAGTAGACGCTGAATACATGAATATTGCGATTGATTCAGCGATTGATTTAGCAGTAGATTCTGTTAACGAAAGCGTAGATGAAAAGCTTACCGCAAAAGCTGATTCGGAAGATGTATTTACGAAAGATGAAATATATGTCTTGCTCGAAAATACAGCGGATAATCTTTCGGAAGATTTTCTTGAAATGACAGGCAACATCGAAACTGCTTTAGCTGCGATTTTGGAGGCGTGAAATGACAATTGAAGAAAAACTCATGCAAATTAATTCCGTAAAAACGGATATAAAAAATGCGTTGATTGAAAAAAATATGGATATGGATAGTGTTGCGTTTGATGGATATGCGGACAAGGTGCGTGATATTCCGGCTGCAGAGACACCGCAACCGTTGCCAATGGTAGATCATGGTTTTGGATTAATCACATTAAACGATGAAGATAGGACGCAAATTGAAGTGCTTACTGCAGAGGATTTCAACGTGTTGTGTGCAAGCAGTAGTACTAAAGCGGTTCCGACAAGTCCAATAACGATTAATAATGTCGTGCTATGGCTCTCCGAAATCTTAACATTTCAATTCGGAGCCGATTTTAATTTGACTACTATTAACTCATATTTTTTAGGCGGGGCTACTACATTAAACAAAATAAGCGCTATTCCAAATTGCGTAACGTATATCGCAAGTAATTTTCTATACAGTTGTTACTGGTTCAACGGATCAATCGTATTGCCAAATAAACTAGATCATATCGAAACTGGTTTTTTAAATAATTGTTATTCGTTTAATCAACAATTGAACATTCCAGCTTCGATGACTACAGGACTTGGCGGTAGCTTCATGAAGAATTGCGTTTCTTTTAATAAACCGATTATTTTGCCAAGTTCAGTAACAGTGATCCCCAGTGAGTTTCTCATGGGATGTTATAACTTTAATCAGGAATTGAATCTGCCGCCCAAACTAACAGTGATTAACATGAATTTCATGCAAAACTGCTATGCTTTTAGCCGGACAATTAAAGTTCCTGACACAGCGACAGCTATTACAGCTAGTTTCATGAGTAATTGTCACAATTTCACTTCTTTGGATATTGGTGCAGTAAATCCCGCAAAATTTACAGTAAGCGATAATACATTATCAACAACGGTTGTTGGCAAAATGAATTATGTTGGCGTTACTGTTATTGGCGATAACAGTGCTGCGTTTGTAGCAAGATTTCCTGCCAAAACAACATCACCATATCGTAATGTGATTGCTGGCTAGAAAGGTGAAAAATGATTAAACGAATTCTTAACTTGTTGCTTAAGAATATCCTTCATACCGCAATCGGTATGTGGGCTATTTTTGTTGCAATCTATGTATTCATTCACAACGATTATTTGAGTATTGTTGCGATTGATAATTTATCTAAAAATAAAAATGTAATTCTGTATACCGGCTTCGTCGATGAGTGGCAATTCGGCGTTGTGGTTCTAGTTGGTGGCTTGCTCATGTTAGCTGGAGTATTGAAGAATAACGAAGCTTTAATGACGGCTTCAACGTTCTATTTAATCGCGATTAATGGCGCATTATTAACGGTATTCTCCTTACGCGCGTTTATGAATGGATATTTTAATATCACGTGGGCTTATGCATTTTTAGCAACAGTAACTATGATTGGACTTCTATTTAAAGGGGGTAATCATGATCGGTTTGATTAGCGGTGTCATCGGAGCGTTAGTTACGCTAATTCCGGCAACGTTTGCGTATTTAAATAACCGAAGCAAACGTAATGACAACATACGAGAAATAGCAACTGCAACGGTGATTTCACAGAATGAACGAAATGCCGAGCGGATTGCAAAACTAGAAAGTGATATTGAAGCGCTAAAAAAACGTCTGGATCATCGAGAACGAGAAACGATAAATCTCGAAACCACAGCGCGAAAGTTACGGTTGATAATCTATCAGCTTAATCCAGATGTGAACATTGATGTTGAACTTAAAAAACTAGATTGATGAAATGAAAGGAAGTGAATGTTATGAATGAAAATATGAAATTATCAGCAAAAGGGCGCGCTCTTATTAAGGCGTGGGAAGGTTGCCGATTGAATGCTTATCGCGATTCAGTCGGAGTGCCAACGATTGGATATGGACATACAGCAGGCGTTAAAATGGGGACGACTATCACGCAGGCACAAGCAGATAAGTTGCTCGATGATGATTTACGAGTGCACGTAATTGGCTTGTATAAACTTAACCGTCAACTTACTCAAAATCAGTTCGATGCGTTGGCTAGTTTTCACTTTAATATTGGGCCTTATGTTTTGGATAACGATTCAGTTTTGCGCACGGCCATCAATGCAAATAACACTTCTGAAGTTGTCCGAATTATGAAGAAATATAACAAGGCTGGTGGCCAATTCTTGCAAGGCTTGGCTAATCGTCGGGCTGGTGAAACTGCACTCTATGCAACTGGAATCCAAACGGCTAATACCGTACTATCGGCGCCTGCAAAATTTACGGCATTGTTAGTTGATGGTGTTAAAGGCTTGGCAACTGATAAGGCGCTTCAAATGTGGCTTAACGTTACAGTTGACGGCTTGGTTGGTCGCGGTACCGTTACCGCATTGCAAAAGAAAATCGGCGTTGTTGTTGATGGCGTTTGGGGTATCGCGACAACTCGCGCGCTTCAAGTGTTCTTGAATAAAAACGGAGCAAACCTTATCGTTGATGGCTCGCTTGGTGCATTAACGATTAAGGCGCTTCAAACCTATTTAAACAAGGTTTTAAAATAGTAAATTGAATATAAATAAGGTCTAGTCTATTCTCTTTTTGAGTTTAGATTAGGCCTTTTTATTTTGAATTAAATTCGGAAAACCGAGCCTTATTAGTTGTCGCATTCGGAAAACAGAGTTATACTATGTATGAAGATAAGGAAGAGGGATATAACAAGAAAGGTAGAGTGAACATCATGATTAAGAAAGTATTCGTAACGAAGGATGACAACGCCAAAGGAACCAGCTGGCACATTCAACTTCGACAACGCGGTTTAGATAAGGATTTAGCAGCACGGCAAGACAACTTCATCTTAGTACAAGGCACCCCAGATAATTACATCGTAATCGACGGAAACCGGTACTACATCAATTACAAAAACGCCATCTCATTTAGCGGAACGCACTTAATCGATATTGATGAATTGCTTACCGGAACTGCATATCCTTTCAACGAACAATACAAGAAAGACGGCACTATCATCTTCGCAGATGAAGCCGAAGCAAGAGAAACTGCGCAAGAACAATTCGACGTACGACAAGCATTACCAATGTTCAGCGTAACCCGAGAATGGGATCCCGAAAACGGAATCGACGGCTTCAACGTAAAAATTAGCTAGGGAAGCCTAGCGATACATAAACTAAAAATAGAAAGTGATGGTGAATATCATGATGACCGAATGGATTTTAAAAGCAGATTTAACGCCTGAACAAGTTGAGGCTTCGAGTTTTCCAAGTAATTATACTTGGGAGGACATCAAGGCTATGCGATTCCAAATGCGGAAAGATGGCACGATTGCACACGCTATGTATGAATTAACGGAAGAAGCCGTTCAACGCAGCGATGATAAAATGGCGGAAATGAAGCTCTCACCATTTTGGAACGCGATGATGTCAGGTAACAAGCGTAGAGCAAATTCAGTTATGAAAAAGCTTGAAAAAATTCAAAACCGCCAAAACGGATAAAGGAGATAAAATGAAATTAGATGATTATTTAAAAGAGCACGGTGTCACGAGAGCGAAGGTTACTCGTATAGCCGGTATACCAACGGCAACAATGGATGCTGCGCAGAAACGTGATTACCGACTTTGGAAAGCAAATATATTCGAAGGTATCGGATTAACGATTGGAAAAACTGGCGCTATGGTTTTAGATGATTTTGAAACGGCAAGCAATCCAATCTTTGAATTCTTAAAAAAATATGATGTTAAGGATCCAGCGATATTACTTCGTATCAGAAGCTTGCTTAACTATTTCGATGAAAATAATATTGACGTTAGCAAAATCAGTTTCAATCGCTTCGAGAACGAACCGCATGAAGATTTGCAAGCGGATGTGCTCGTAGCTATCGGCAACTTAATTACATCATTAGCAACGATGAAAGCTAATCATGAGGCTGGCAATCCGCCAAGCCCAGAAGAATAAAATGAAGCCCCGATTCATTCTCGAAAGTTGAGTTTGAATCGGGGCTTTTTAAAATTCATAAAAACTAACATTGTTAGTGATTACCATTGAAATGGCGATTGTCATGTTGATTGTGGGATTACTGATGTTGATTGTTTTACCAAATTTATCTAATGCGCGTGAGGATGCTAATACCCGACAAGCGGGTGCGATGGTATCAGTCGTGCAAACGCAAGTCGATTTATTTGTTGATCATGAAACGGCGCAGGGAAACACCATGCCAACAGTGACTTATAAAATGCTGGAAGATAAAGGCTACTTAACTAAGACACAAGTTAAACGGGCGGCCGAAGTGGGGATCAAAATTAATGAAAAAAATGTTGTCGAAAAAAGCTGAGTCTGCATTCACATTACTTGAAAGCCTGATTGTGCTAGGGGTGGTGGCAACATGCCTTATTATCGGTTATTTAAAAGTTAACTATGACAATGAGCAAAGCGAACTCCGTTTTTGGCAAGAACTTGATGTCACTTGGCGACAAGCGCAAACTAGTGTCCGCGATACAAAGATAGTCTTTGATTTTAGGTTTACCAATAACTATGTCGATATTTATCGCGAGACAAAAAAAGTGAAACGGCTGAATTACCCTAATACGTTAAAGTTTTCAGGTGTAATGGTACACGTTCCGGTTTCAGCAGAGGGGCACATTAATCCGACAACTGTTTCATTGTTTCGTGCAAATGGTAGTTACTACAGTATCAAATGGGGATTTGGATGGGGGGTGTATCGAATTGAGCCAGAACCAAAAGGCCTATATCGTGGCTGA